AGGACTAAACCGTGCTACTGCACTTTCTTTTGACTTCTTTTCCAGCCAACTTCAGCTATATCTGTCATGCTACGCATGACTAAACTGCTGGAAAGTCTGTCCCTTGACAGCTACTAAAAAAGGCAGTGAGGTCGGGGATGCGACACACAGAAAACCAGAAAGCACGGAGGCACGGAACACCGCCAAGACACGCCCGGCAGGCCACCAACAGGACCGCTCAAGCGCTGGAACTCAAACGCCAGTGTGTGCAGATCAAGAAGCACAGTCTGAACAACGTCAGTCGCCAACAGGCGCAGCCGTAACAACACGAGAAACCTTGCAAACACACCCAAGGAGATACAGCACATGATCATTACAGGAATCGGACACAGCGTGAATTTACTCCCGGGTAGTTTCTACGTCCGGGAAGACATGAGACGAATAAAGCACCTCTGCCAGATCCTTAACGGACTCAAGCCGAGCTTGATCCGCACAGACGCCAGTCTGGGTTTTGGCCACAACCTACTCGAAGCAGCAATCAGCCTAGACATACCCTATGAACTGTACGTACCCCCAGCACTGCCAGATAGCAGACCCGCCAACCATTGGTCAAACCTTAGAGAATGCTTCATCGACTCACTCAAAGACCAAGCAACCTCAATCGTTGAAGCCCCAACACTCAACAAAGACGCCACACCAAGAGACGTCAGAGAGGCAATCCACAAGCAGAATGAGACAATGGTCTGCGGCGCAGACCTGCTAGTCACCCTCTGGAACATCAAAAACCGCTTGTGGTCCCGAACAGGCGATGCAATAGAGCACGCCAAAAGTCTGGGTATCCCCTGGGTCAACCTCTGGGATACGCTCTACGCAGTAATCTAGCGCAACACAGCCAAAGCGTGGTCCGTCGCGATATGTTGGACGACGGACCACGCACCTACATCGGAGTACAACCAATGCCCAAGCAAAGCAAGCGAGGCAAGAGCAGCGACACCAGGCCGGCCCGCAAACGCTATTGGCATCAGCAGCACCTTGTACGGAACAAGGTCCGCGCCATGATGAGACAGCGTGTATACGTCCGCCTCAGTGACGGATCCATCCAACTCGGCATTATCCCGCCAACGAGTGAAGACGACCTCAACACATACTACAAGCCAGTTACCGAAGCGAGGTACAAGACAATCCAAGAGGCGCGGAAGGCTTGGCTCGCAGCCCGCAAGCGCAACCGTGACCAGATCGCCTAGCACAATGACAGACGACATACTGCTAGCATACGAAGAGCTAGCAACCGAGCACAGCATCGCCAGAGTGGACCCGAGCGATTACGCCCGAATGTCAACTGCCATTATCTGCCCAGACTGCTACAAGGAGTTACAGCCCGAGCCAGACCGCGAGAATGAATGGTCCTGTCCCTGTGGTGCTACCACATGGACACCAGAGTACCTCGTGATCCTCAGTGAGCACTACGCAACACACTACACCAGGACCAGCCAGGACACACGCACACGCCCGCCATACGACGGGTACACCTATGGCACAGATCCAACACTCGACCCACCAACCAGGGAGACATGGCCCAACGCAGCAGCAGTCACACTAACGTCCCATGAGTCTATGCTTTGCCTCTTTCACTTGAGTGTAGAGCAGCCTCAAACACTGTCCTGGTACGACCAGACAGCACGACAACTACTCAGCAACATTCTCGGGTAACACAAGGAGACGCAGACAATGGCAAAGAAGAACACGACGCCCAAGCTGGAGATGCCTCCCGCCGACACAAACTTGGTCATCATGGTAGGCCAAGTCAGCAAAACCGGAATCAAGGTACGCAACACAAGCTCCGGAGACCGCAAGGTTGCAAGCTTCAGCGTATACACTCGAAGCCATGGCCGGCAGGCGCTAAGCCCATTCGGGGCTTGCGTGTCACCGTCCGATGCCTTCGAAACCATCAAGAAGCACGGGCTCAAGGAAGGAGACAAGGTCCTAGTAATTGGCAGCTTGCGAACTCGTAGGGTCGGGCAGCCCGGAGCGTACAAGTACTACGACAACTTGTACATCAATCTCGTCCTGCCCCTGTCCACGCCGGCGGCCACGATGCAGGCTTGGGCCGAGTACAACCAGAGCGACGTAACCGACATGGCAACCGACGTATTCAGCGTCAGTCGCCTCGTAACCTCACTCATCAACAACGAAGCCAGCTAGCTCCGGCTCAGGAAATAGGCCCGTGCTCAGCCAGAAAGACCGGTTGGGCACGGGCCTTTTTCTATGCACGCCCACTTTGTATTGCAAAGTAAAAAAATTTTCCAGGCTGGCGCCTGGACTTTCTTTGACAGGCTTCGCCTGACAGTGTTTCTTTTACATGGAACTATCTTGCTGCTAACAACCTTTTGTAGTGGGGCAGGACAGAAAGGACAAGAGAAGTGCTTTCGAGACCTGTAGCTAGGGTAGGCAGAAGGGGCAGCACAGCAGCTTTCAGGGCCTATAACTACCCGACAGCAGAAACAATACTGCGATCGAACAGCTTCTAGAGTCCGGATGAGCCCTGCCCGGGGAAGTACAAGGATGGTGTCCAAATGCTGAAACAACTCTTCTTTCTAGTAGTTACTGTACTAGGCATTCTACTTACAATGACCTTAGTACAAAACCAACACTATGTCCAAGCATCACTAATGTACATAGGAACGCTTCTAGTACTTTTCCTCACAGCCATATCCTTGACAGACAACAGGAAAGGACAAAACTTCATTGCAAAAAGACTCCTCAGATACAAAAATAGATACAAAAAATGGAGACTAACCTACATGAAAATATTAGTTTGTGGCGGAAGAAACTTCATGGACATAACTCTTATGAATAAAGTGCTTAGAGAATACCCAATTGGCACAATTATTGAAGGTGGTGCTAAAGGTGCTGACACCTTAGCCTACCTCTGGGGTAATAAACATGATGTAGAAGTCATAACTTATCCACCAGAATGGAACAAATATGGTAAAGCAGCCGGTCCTATCAGAAACCAGACCATGCTGGACCAAGAATCACCAGATTTGGTAATTGCCTTTCCTGGCGGAAGGGGCACAGAAGACATGATAGCAAGAGCCAAGAAAGCAAATATTCCAACACGAGTTGTTAAACTCGAAGAGAAGGAAGACTAATGCAAAAGCAGAGAGGGAATGAAATCAGCTTAAGTACATTTCTCAGGCTACTAGAAAGAGTAAAAGATAGCTACACCTGGGAGGACGAGGATGGTGCCATTCGAGGCAGACGAGGCACTACAGTAGTATGCCCAATCACCGCTGTAGCAAACAGTGTTACAGACAGACACTTCAGTCTAGTCTACACTATGGATGCAGCCCTTTCACTTTCCCCAAACAGTAGAGAGGGAATCAAAGATCTACATGATCTAGTTGCTGCATCCGACCCAGAACATGAGGTTCTGGATACAAACAGTTCTGGAATCAGATGGGAGGTCAAGAAAAGAACCAAAGCACAAAAGATTATAAGAGAACTTCTACTAAAAACACTAGGCTTACAGCTAGTGAGAAAGGAAATGCAATAATGAGCACCACAAATACAAAAGAATCCCTGCAACACTGGATCAGAGTAGTACAAGAACTCAACAGAAACCTAGACAGAATTGAAAAGAGTTGCACCAAGATCCTAAATAACAAACCAGATGATCCAGAAATCAACCTACTAGTTTACTACATCAAAAGTCTGGGAAGATCAGCAGTAATTGGAGACATCACAGCTGCATGTGCACTCCACCAACTCAGTACAGAACAAGAAGACACATACGGCTCAGAGCACACCTTTGTACCCACTGAACTGAAAGACATTATGGAGTACCTGGAAGAAGAATACAAGGATCTGGACACTATTAATACTATACTTAACGAATTTGGAGACTAAGTAAACAAACATGTCCAAAGAAGACAAGGACCTGGAAAGCAAGAACCCATTCCTTAAAAAAGAGGTTAGCTTAACCGACATCACAGAACTTTATTACCAACATGTAGCCCTACCAATAAAGCATCTAGAAGACACTGGGAAACACAAATCTATCATAGGTCAACTTAAAGAAACTCAAGAGATCTACAAGAACTTTGCAGAAGTATTAGGAATCCCAGTACCAACTCAAGAATTACAAGATGCATTAGTATTTGACTGGGACCTAAACCAAACAGAAGAGGACCTTCTAAAACTAGAAGTAAAGCAAGGAGTATATCTTTTCTTTGTCCTACAAACTCTTTTCAAGGGCATCCTAATGTTTAGTAACAGAGCTATGCAAACTGGTCTTAAACTGTACATCCAGAAGGAGCTATTCTCACAAAAGAGAGTAGAACTAAGAAATGGTAAAGAACAAGACATGCCTGAAGAAGAGAAAGAAACAATTCACTAAGACTAGGAACAGACTATGCCTGTAAAGCTAATACAGCTTAATAAGAAAGAAACAAAAGAGGAGCCAGCAAAGTATACTCTTGACCAATCAAGCACAACTATGGGGTCTTCAAACAGTACAAGTAAAATAAAGACAGCAAAGAAAATTGAGGCACCAGCATTCAAAGCAAAGTATGATGGACATTGCATAAAAAAGGACTGCAGATTAGGTGGTAAAATAAAACCCGGAGATGATATCACTTGGGTTAGAAGAGGACCACACAAGGGTGGGTACTACCATAAGAAATGTGCAGACTTACCTTTTGAAGACAAAGAGGACAACCAGGAAAAAGAAGAAAAGGAAAAGAAGAATACACAAGCAAAGAAAAAGTCAGCTAAGAAAACACAGCCTAACATAGCTAAAGAAGAAATACAGGAGCTAGTTCAAGATCAGACTGACCCCTTAAATGAAAAGCTAAAGAACCTTAGTAAGCAACTAGAGTCACTGCAGAATAAGCTAGGCAAGGCTATGCAGGTTACCAGGACTCTAGAAATTTCCAACCAAGCTGACAAGCAAGTAAAACAGTTTAAGGAACTGCACCACTTCCAGTTTCCACAACTGCTTAAACTAATCAGCTTGGGATTTCAGGTATACATCTGGGGTGGGCCTGGAAGTGGCAAGACTACCGCTGCAATGCAAGTAGCAAAGGTTAGAAAGCAACCCTTTGGCCTACTTAGCCTCAACCCTATGTCACCTGCCAGTAAACTAGAGGGGTATGGTACTGCAGATGGGACATACATTCCAAGTATTGCCTACAAGATGTATTCTAGTGAAGGCAAGGGTGGTCTACTTTGCATAGATGAGTTTGATAATGCAAATGGTGCCTTGCTTACTAGCTTCAATTCAGCCTTAGCAAATGGGGTGGGATCCTGGCCTCTAGGGATCATTACAGAACAACATAAAGACTTTGCTCTAGTAACTACAGGAAATACACCTGGCTTTGGGGGAACACCTGCACATCCAGACAGACGCAAGCTAGATAGTGCTACCAGAGACCGCTTTGTAGTCTTGGACTGGGAATATGACAAGGATCTGGAAAGAGCATTAGCTTTGCAAGAGTGTGAAGAAGCAGAGCCTTGGATTACATGGTGCCAGACCACAAGAAAGTGGGCAGAAGAGAATGCACCTAGAGTCATGGTAACTCCAAGATCCTGTATATTCGGAGCAAGGCTACTCAAGAACACAGACTTGCCCATGAATGAGATCTATAAACTAACTGTAGCTAGAGGAATCACAGAAGACTACAGAACTAAGACCCTAAAGAACTGTCCATTACCAAAGCTACAGGGTCTTGGTAAGCCAACAGAAACAAGAACAGAACTGGTACCTCAAGAAAAGACTAAGCCATGATCTTAGAAAAAGAACCAGGACACTACAAACAAATGTTCCAAACATGGGGAGAATACGTAGAATATGCAAAACAAGCCAAGGCAACGCAATGGGACAAAAGTAACATAATTGAAACAAAGAAACGACATAGTAGAAGAAAACGTGATGGAAGTACATTTAAACATACTACAGAAGTCTTAGCTATACAAGGGTGGCCAGAAGGAAGCAAGTATGCAGATGTATATGGGTCCTGGCTGTTTGACAAATGCTCTAGTATCATAGAAAGAGAAGACTACTTCTTTGAAGTAACAGGTGCTGATATAGACATGGCAGCATACACAACAGGCATTCCAGAGTGTTTCATAGAACAAAGAATGACATGTGTAGAAGAAGAAGGACAGAAGATCTTCCACCTAATCTTTGGAAATGGAGCTACTTCAGGAGTTAGTACCCAGATGGTAGCAAAAAGAGGAGCAGTTGTAGTAGCATTAATACAGTTACTAGAGTATGCAGGATACAGCATGGTTGTAGATCTCATGTCTAGTACACGTAACTTTAAACAAGACAGACAAGACTACTCACAAGGAGACAATAATCCACTCTGGTTACCTAGAGGTACTAAACTACATTCCTCTGATAGGCATCACACAGGCTGGCACCCACATGTAGAAACCTGGGTTCCATTAAAAAGAGCTGGGGAACCTATAGACACAGACAGACTACTCTTTGCCCTAGCCCACAGAGGTAGCTTTGCACAAATAGCCTTTGCAATCTGGGAAGCACTGCCACAATGGCTTGGGAAAGAATGTCGCTTTGGTGTTAATACAAATTGTGGAGCACCAATAAAAGTTAAAGAATGGTCAACTAGAGGAGACTTAAACTTCCCAGAAGCTACACACTTTGACTCTACCTGGAAGTCAGACGAAGATGCCATTAAATGGATTCTAGACCACTTAAAGAGAGCAGGACTTAAAGTCCGTGCATAACCTCGGATAAGTTAGAAAGAAATACTGTAACTATCCGGTATAATCTAAGAAAGGATCTAATACATGATTTCAGAAATTAATGTTCCACAAACCTTGCATGGTATTGCAAGAACACTACACCTGAACAACCCCCTAGTTGCTATGTCAAAGAAGGCTTTGCAGAAGAGGTCAAAGTACTGGCAACATGTGGCAGAAGAGGTATGTAGACGAGACTTTGACACTACCAAGCTTCTGTACAAAACTAGAAGGAAGTTAAGAGCTGTCAGAAAGGCACAACGAGACCTGCAGCAAGCATATCTAAGAAATGATAGACTCCTTAGAAAGCTAAGGGGAGACCTAGAAATTGAAAGAATGAGAACCGAGGACTTAAGAGACAGGCTAGACACTGCAATGGCAGAAGCAGACTACTATGCAGACGCACACCAATATAGATACAAGGACAACGCAGAGAAGGTTACTAATGCCCAAAATTAAGCTACTAAAACATTTAACAGATGGCATAGCTTTCATGATAGTAATACCTCTCTTTGTTCTAGCAGGTCTTTTAGAAATAAGCTACAAAATCTTCCAGTCCTTGTTCTTAACAGTACTGTTTCTTACTAGATTTGTCAGACAAATCTTTAGGACTTGATAGAAACCTGCAAAGAGCTGCCTGACAGGAACTGACAGGAGTGTGTTACTACTATGCCTATACCTACCAGCCCCCACACCCATGTCCTATACTGTGAGATATGCAAGGCACCTGCAAAAAAGCCAAAGGATTGCATATCATATGTCTGTGGGTTATGCAATCTAAAGAAACATATCCTTGCAACAGAAAGTGAGGAAAAGTACTATAACCCAGAACTAGTAAGGAAACTCATTCAAGAATATGGTGGCATTACACACATTGCTGCCAAGCTAAGACTATCCGCCTCAAGTATCTACTCCTACCTGAAAGGAAAAACAAAATGCCCATCAGTTCTGTTTACCTGGGTAAAGGAACTCCACCCAAGGAGTATCAAGATCTTACCAAAGCAATTGAAGACCTTGAAAAGACCTGGACAGACCTAGATCATAAGGAATCCCTTGATGCTGCAGCAGACCTACTAGGTTTAGCTCTAAGTCTGGATGTATCTATCAGACTTACTTTTCATGACAAAGATACAGAGATTACCATTGACCCAGAAAAGAATAACTTTACTTGTGAAGACACCTTTACAGGAGAACAGTATGTCCTGCCTATTACTCACATACTAAAAGAAGCTTTGAACCCCAAAGTAAAACCCGAAGTAGAGGAATAAACCTCAACTTGACAAAGCACGGATAAGTGTGTATGCTGTACAAATGCTTGCCGACAATACTCAACTAAATCCAGTCTTTTCACAAATGTTCCAAGACATCCGTGAAGCAGTAGGTAGCACACAACCTATTGAAGTTGCCTACAAAGATAATGTTCCAGAAGAAGGAACTGTTAGGGGCTTCAGGTTGTCTGGAGCAGGGGACAAGGCACGCAAGCAAGCTTTCCACACATACACAAAAGCCTATGACAGCACAGACCAAGAAGAGCCTAATGCTAACAGCAGGAATAGCATACAGCTAGCAGTTGGGAAATTTTTGCATGACTACATTAGACTCAAGATAAGTGCCGACCCCAGGTTTAAGCTAACACATGTAGAAGGGGATGTAACATGGCGTGGGATTCCTGGTCATATAGATATGGTACTGGAATACCAAGGCTTAAAGTTCCTAGTAGACATAAAAACTACAGGGCACTATTCATACTGTAATACAGATCCTGGAAACCCAGAGAAGGGTTACTGGCGAAGAGCTAGGTGTTGGAAAGGAAGGTATTACTTATTCAACGCTTGGTCATTTGAGGACTCACCTTTTTCAAAGAAGTACATCAATCAGATACTGACCTATAAAAGAGCAGTATACAAGACCTATGGTCTAAAAGTAAATGGTGTCCTATTCTACTTAGTAAGCAGAGATACAGGACATCAAGCTCTAGGTGTACTGGTGACTAACCCAGAGAAAGAAATACAGTTTTTACAGGAGTCAGCAGAATCCTTCAGAGAAGGACAGAAAGCTAAATCTCCTTATGATCTTCCACAGTGTTATGAAAATACTGTGGGAAAACCGTTGGCTTTAGTCTGTCAATATTGTGCCTACAGGGGTCTATGTTATGAAACAAGACCTGGGGCAAAAGCTCCTATTGTGACTAGGATCTTAACAGACTGGCCAACAGAACAGCAAGCAAAGGAAAAGTAATGGCAACCAGACGACGAGGAAATACCAATAACTCCGGTGGAACACATAAGCCTAATCCTAATAAGATTGGAGTTGCCTGGATCAATGCACCAAAGAACAGTTCAGCAGACTTAGAAGGTTACTTTTCAGACATGAAGGATGACAAGATTGCTCTTTCAATCCGAGTGGACAGAGATGTAAGTCTAAGTGAGGGACAAAGACTAATCATGTTCATGAACGATTTCAGGGAGTCAGGAAGCAAGGCCCCCGCATTGAACATGTATCTATCTAAACAGCAGTAGCAGAGATAGATACTTGGTGGGCAGGCTCTATTATAGCTTGTGGCCTGGTAGAGCCTGCCTTACTTTATTATGACAAAAACAACATACTTTTCCAGTATACAAGCAAAGAATAATGAAATCACTCTTGTTCCCTTTGGAGATGTGCATAGAGGCTTCCCCTCTGTAGAAACAAAGGAAACACTAGAAGCCCTACAAGATCTCCAACAGTGGGTACTAAAGACACCTAATGTTTATGTCTTAGGCATGGGTGATTACATGGAGAACAGTACTAGAACTTCTGTAGGAACAGGAGTGTATGACCAACTAATGACCCCAGCAGAACAGTTTGAAGTAGCTACAGAGTACCTAAAACCAATTGCAGATGCAGGGTTACTACTTGGTTTGCTAACAGGCAATCATGAAGAAAGGACACGTAAGGCTTCTGGTATAGATCCAAGTAAACAAATGGCTTCCTTGCTTTCAGTTCCATACTACCAATACTCTGCTTACATAAGAGTACAGTTTCCAGGATGCAAACACAGTCATAAAATATACGCAGAACATGGTTCTGGCGGAGCATCCCTTACGAGAACTAGAATGGCTAAGGCAGAGAAACTAGCAAGAACTGCTGATGCTGACATATACCTGATGGGACATGTACATGACTTGTTTGCTTGGGAAGTACCACTTGAGAGGTTTGATTTCAGAAACAAAAGAATAGTAACAGTACCCCAATACTTTGGTCTGACAGGCCATTGGCTGGAAAGAAAAGGGAGCTATGCTGAAATGATGTCTTACCCCCCAACAAGGCCAGGCTACATGAAAATCCATATTAGACCTGACCTTACTGAAACTGAATTTGAACTCATAAGGATTTAAGTATGCAGACCTTAAGTGAAAAGATAGAAAATGCAATTGGTAACACACTTTTCAATGCAGATCTAGAAAGAGCACCGATTGCTTACCTATCTAAAGTCCTAACTCAAACCGTACTAGAGGTCATACGTAATGAACTCAGCAGCTATAACCCCACCAGTAGAACAGTGCAAGGAATGCACAAAAAGACAGGAACAGTATAACTACAAATATGTCTACGGTGAAAATTTAAAGCTTAAAAGGACATTCCTGTTTGTTGGAGAAGCACCTGGGAGGGTAGAAAATGAACAGGGCAAAGTCTTTGTTGGTAAGTCAGGACAACTATTGCGAGATTCACTTGCAAACCTAAACTTTCCAAAGAATCAATGTGCTTTTACTAATGCAGTACACGTTAGACCAGATGAGTACAACTCAACCCCAAGCTTTTCCTGGGGCCAGGATTGCCTAAACATCTGTAAACCTAAGCTACTAGATATTGTAGACCCAGCTCTTATCATTTGTTTGGGTAATACAGCCTGGAAACAATTCACACGAAATAGCTCTGCATCTGTCTTTAAAGACAGGCGCAGAGTTTTGTCTTACAAGCATACTTATGCCCCAGATTCAGCAGGTAGAGTATACACAAGAGAAATACCAATTGTCTGCACTTGGCATCCTGCCTACATTCTAAGAATGGAAGGAAGAGAAAAAGAGTGGTGGGAAGCAGACTTAGATTCTTACGTCTTAGGAGAATGGGACAGAAGGGAATTAGTACCTAACCTAACTGTTAGAAAGATCTTTCCAAAAGAGTTGAACAAATCTACTTACTTCTGCTTGGACGTAGAAACAACAGGACTACACCCGTGGCGAGGAGATACCCTACGATGTGTTGGTATTACAGGTAATCCTACGTACCACACCAATGAATCACAGAGAGTGTATGTAATTAAAGATGAGAAAGGCTTTGCAGCTATACAAAGGAAAGTCTACAAGAAACCAAAAGACCCTGGTGAGATTTTATACATAGAAGGAGCTAATACACATTTTGACCTAATGTGGTTTCTAAAGCCAGGTAAATTTCCTTACTGCAGAACAAGAGACATTCAGTTCAAGCACTATCTAGTTGATGAGGAGTATCCTATCAGGAGATTAGACCACTTAGCATTACTGTACACACCATACAAAGAGTGGAAGCTTCCTGAACATGGTGCAAATGAAACAAACCTTGCAAAACTATACGAGTACAACGCCAGAGATGTTCTACAAACACAACTAATTAGCAAGGAAATAGGGGCACAAGAGACAATAGATATTGCACAAGCAGAACCAGTAAGTAAGGTCATGGAAAGAGTACAGCCAATCCTAGCTGCTATGACCAGAACAGTAATTATGGTAGATCCTGCAGAATTACAGGGAGTAGATGAAGCTTGCAAAGAAATTATAGCAACCAAGCTATGGTCTCTTAATCTAATTCACTTAAACTATGCTACAATTACTACAAAGACTAATGCAGGTGGAACATTTTCTGGAATAGCACCAGGCAAGATTACTGAAAAATGCCTGAACACACCTACCAGAGTAAGCAAGATCATCTTCCAAGATTTGTATGCAATACCTCCAGAAGGTAACCAGTACCTAATGAAGTCAGGTTTACCTAGAACTGATACCAAAACATTACGAGCTACAAACGATACAACAGGCTTTGTTATTGAGCTAGAAAAGTACAAGAGGGAAAGAGACAACTACAGGAAATATGTAACGAACCTGTATGATTACATTGACCAAGACCCAGATTGGGGAGAACAATTATCAGATGATCCTGTCTGGACTATGCACCCAACTGTAAACATTGCAAGTGGTTGGACTAGTAGATCTAAGTCTAAAACAGGAGGAACTACATCATCGAGGTTCAGTTACAAAAACCCACCACTGCATAACATCCCAAGAGGACACCCAATCAGACGAATATTCATCCCGCACAAACAAGCAGGACATAGATATCTTGCTCAAACAGATATGAAACAAGCAGAGCTAAGATGCCTTGCACAGGAGAGCAAAGACCCCCAGTTAATTGAAGCAATCAAAATTCATGAAGACTTACACTTATCTCTGGCTGATAAACTACAAGAACAGGGAATACACTTAGGAACAGATCCAAGAAATGTTGCAAAGACAATCAACTTTGCAATCTTGTATGGTGTAAGCGCAAAGGGTTTAGCAGACCAAACACCTTTGTCAGTAGATGAGGCAAAGCTAGCAATTAAGTTGTGGTTTGAGAGATTCAAACGAGTTAAGTTCTTGTGGTATAAAACACGACAGGATATACTTAACCGAGGTTACGTCCAGACTAGTTTTGGACTAAAGAGAAGATTCAGAACAGGACTTAACAAGTTTGATCCAATTCTATTCAAGTCACAAAGACAGGGATTTAATCACCTGTTCCAATCTGCTGCTCACCAAATCAATCTTCTAATCCTCTTAGCAATACAAGATGCTACTAATAACTTTAAGCACCACTGGCCACTAGGTCTGATTCATGATGCTATTCTCTTCTCAACACCAGATGCAGAAGATTTGAAAGGTAGGATACAGCTTGCTTATGATATCCTAGGAGAGAATTACCTACCTGACTTCTTTGGACAGGACATGATAATACCTATTGAGGGTGACTACAAATCAGGCCCTAATTGGTATGACATGGCAGGAGATAAAACTACATTTACAACCAAGAGTGTGACAAAGTAGCATGGAGATCCAAACCTTACTCAAGAAGCTCCACTGGACTGAAAACTCAGAGCCTAAACCTGTGTGGGGTGGAATCAAAACTCCTTGGCATATGCTAACTCAAGTCCTATATGGGGGGTTCAAGCCACACTTGATACTAGTTGCAGGTAGGCCAGGAATGGGCAAGAGCAGCTTCATAAAGCAGCTTGTAGCGCACATGGCCTTGGACCAGGACCTATCAGTAGCATGGTTCAGTTTGAAATCCCCAGCAGTGGAGGGATTAGCCAGGATAAATGCAGAAAGAATGTGTGACAAGTGTGCAGAGAAGAACAAATGGTGCAACCAAGTCAGGCAACACTTAGAACAAGCGAAGCTCTATATCTCAGAAGGAGCACAGCAAAACGTAGCAGAGATGTTTGGGGGCATGGATGAGGCTGGATTTAAACCAGATATAATCTTCATAGATCACTTAGAATGGATCCGGCTGCCAGCAGAACAGAAGTACTCTGCAAACAAGTCAGACCTTATTGGTATTGTAACAAAGCAATTAGTAGCAGAAGCTAAAGAAAGGAATATACCTATTGTCTTAGCAGTACAGCTTAACAGAGACTGTGAGAAACAACTGCCTTGGTCAGGACATGCAAGACCAAACCTGTCTCACTTGAGAGACAGTGGTAACTTGGAACAAGATGCACAAGAAATACTGTTTCTATACAGACATGAAGTGTACGAACCAAACTCTAAGCACTACAAGGGTAAGGCAGAAATCATAGTAGCAAAGCATAGGAACGGACCAGTAGGAACTGTACCCCTAACTTGGGAAGGAGAATACTATGGATTCTATGATGACTAATACTGAAAGGCAACAAGAGTTTTATGACCAGACCCTGTACCATCTAGCCAGGAGAATTTGCTTCGAACGAATCATGCTTGATTGGACACAAGAAGACCTTGCTAAGCATGCAGGTGTGTCACCAAATACAGTAACTAATCTGGAAAGGGGAAGTGCTGTTTCCTTGGAAGTACTTTGCAAGATATGCCTAGCACTAGGCTTAGGCGTAGAGGTAGCTTTCAAGGATGTATCACAAGCAAAACTAGATCGTTACAAGAACTTCAAGGAGGATAACTAATGGCCTACATGCCCATTGAAATACAAGAAGCATGTGACTGCATAAAAAAGTATGGGGATAAAAAACAAAATAAAGCTCTGTATAAGATACAGCTTGGAAACAATCATACTTATAATGTATTATCTTATGGTCCTCTTAGTGCTTTAACAGACTGCATTGACCACATAAACCAAATAGAAGGGAATGACTATTATATCTTAAACAGAGCACTTTTATACACTGATATTAAGATCACCCTTGTATCACATGACCCACCAATTGACTCACCCGAGACTGGAGAAAGAAATGATTAAGAAGTATGACCTCTACACTGTAAATGCAGGAAACATTACGGAATACATTAGAGCTAAAAACCCTGTACAAGCTCTAGATATCTTCTGCCAAAACGTTATGAGCAGCGCCACAGCAACAAATTTTGTAATACGTAAGCTGGGTACTCTTTTAGAAAAATCAAGCAAGGTGAGTACACAAAAGAACTGGAGTAATCATCAGGCAGAAGTTGACAAAACAGCTGATAAGCCAAAAGAAAGAATTGGTATGGGTCCCTTTGAATATCCTGAAAGTGGTACTTACAATCCAAGAAGGCCCTTGAATGAAAGAGTTATTAGAGCAAAGGCTACAGACCCAATTCGAGAAGGGATCTAACAATGAGCCACACGGATAGTAATAAGAAAACACTATTCCGGGTAAGGAATGCAGGAAGTCCGGAAAAGGTTGATGACGCTGGAATGCACAAGTTCCTAACCTGGTTCAATGCTATGCTACGCCTTGAACGGACAGCAGACATTACCTTGGATGAAAGGGGAGTCATTACTGTTTGGGATACCACAGAGACTGAGAGTGAAACAGTATGAAAAATGATACGAAGAATGTGCACACAGGAAGATGTTTCTATGCTGGTGGTACGGGCATACCCATGGTCGTTGAACTGCACACAGCAGAACACAGGGGAGATCACAGCGCAGAAGTATGCCTGCCTTACACAATTGACCCGGCCACGCCAATTGGTGACGTTGTGGAGTGGCTACTAACACATCGCACTAAAAGCTTCGACGGAACTAGCATAATAGGCATACGTCACCAAGACTGGATAGTATTACGCGCAGGCATACCAGTACAAAAACACACGGGCAGAGAAAAGGATCAGACAGAGGTTTAAGATGAAACAAAATGAAAGGCCAGAACGTGTTATCTTCTTAGGTGTTACAGGGGTTCTACACACTGACAGATCATACCAAAAGAGAGAAAGATCAGGAATTATAAAACCCAAATTAGTAAACTTACTGGACGAGCTAGTTACAAGAACAGGAGCTAAGATAGTCTTAACATCTTTTTGGCGGAACTCAGATATGCTAATCAACACTCTAAAGTCTGCAGGAGTACAAATTGATGACATGATTGGTGTAAGGTTCAATACACTAATTAGAACTAAACAAGACTGGATATTGGAGTGGCTGTACGTACACCCAGGCACAACATGCCCTGTGGTTCTAGATGCAAATATAATCAGTAAGCCAGAATATCCATACCAAGTAGTACATGTAGACAAAAATGTAGGACTAACCCAGGAAAACATAGAAGAAGCAGAACAACTACTAACAAATGAGTAGGATATCCAAAATGTATGTTGTCATCGGTGAAGACTGGGTTGGCAAAGAAGATATAGTCTATACACATAATGAGATGGTAGCAAAGAAAATAGTCAAAGAAATCACTGAAAGAATAAACAGAGGGTACCAACATTATCCCTGCTACTTCTCTAATGTGTCCTACAGACCAGTAAAGAAACCTATTATTTGTGATACTATAAAAGACATTACAGACTTCTTTGGCTGGAAAAAACTACTAACAAATGAGTAGAGTCAGATGACAACTGATAGGGAAAGAGCATGGGAGGAATTTCATACTATTGTCTGTCCAATAAATGAAAGCATTGCAGGCAACTATACAGACCAAAATGATCTATCAGTTTGGATTACTAAGCCTCTAACGCCAGTAGAAATAGATAAGAAAATCCTAGCTGCAGCTCAGAGAGCATTTGATTACTACTACCCAAAGATTGCTAAACGCAATGCACAGATCGAAGAACGCGATGCCGAGATCCGCAGTCTGAAACAACCAAGGATCAAGATGATAAATAGCTATGAGTCAGACCTGCACAAACGTGATGCTATCATTGCTACTTTAAAGAAACTAAGGGTGAAGTCATGAGATTTAGAAAGAAACCAATTGTGATAGAAGCTATTCAGTGGACCGGTGGAAACTGGTCCGAGATAGACGGATTCACTCAAGGCTGGGCCAGGTTGTGTGTCAACAACGGGCTTGTTATTGACACGATCGGAGGCTCCCTCCACGTAGCCCCTGGAGACTGGATCGTTCGTGGGGTCGTTGGAGAGTTCTATCCGTGCAGTCCCGACATCTTCGATGCGACCTATGAACCTTGTGGCGGACCTGGAGGTGTAATCGTGAGTGAGCCCATTCTCGGCCATGGGGTAAACGATGGCGGTGAGTTCTACGAAGTAACCGAAGGCGACCAGGGTGGTCAGGGGGCAAGGCATTTGGACGACCCTGGTCAAGGAGCGGGCAGCGAGCCCCCGGCTGCCCCGCCTTCGGTTGAGTTGACCTCGGCCGGCGAGCGTCCAACCCTGGTTATTGCCGAGGACGACCTGAGCGTTAGCGCCTCGGACCACCTAGAGCTAGAGGCCAAGCTGCGGGAGACCGAAGCGGCTCTAGACACCATGACCTCGGAACGCAACGTGTGGCGAGAGTCACACGATGAAGCCTGCCCTAACCTGGGCGAGACAATCGACCTACGCGAGACGTTGGCCGAGCGTGATGCCGAGATTGAACGACTGCTGAAGGTGGAGAAGATCAAGCTCCAGCAACAGGCGCCGCAACGAGGGGTTCGCCACGGCGCTCAAAAGGCTGTCTGTGGACCCGGCGTGTCAAGCCGAGATCAACAGGCTAGAAGCCAAGATCGAGCGCCTACAGCACGATCTGGAGGAACAATGAATGCAGTAGTAGGTCGAGCAGTCACTTGCCGTGTTTGCGGGCTTAGGAAAAAGCCCTGGGGTCGCTCCGCACCGCTCGCGATGGCGAACAGCCTGTGCGACCGGGAGTGTCCGGGGTGGTTACTGCCTCCGCATGCAGGAGACCTTTGGCCCGGCGAGACCGCCGAGGAATTTGGCTACCCCTGTGCTGGACCAGACTGCGAAGCAAACTAACTCACTTGCAAAAAGTTATGCATCAAGTTACCTTTTGCTAACACTATCCTTGACAAACCTAACAAGATATGCTACACTAGTCCAATCCTGTTAAGGTGACAGGATTGGACCTCATATATTGGGCGTAAATATTGACAACGAGTTTCCTGGTATAGCCTTTTCAGTATTAGTGAACAGTTTGTACACTGTGTTGATCTAGTACTTTGAGAGGCTATACCAGGCCGGGGGCATTTGGGGGAGAGCAACTGTCATGGTTGCTCTCCTCTTTTATTCCAATACAAAGGAATTATCACATGACTTCTTTTAGAGCAGGAACTGATAGAACAGGGGTCCACTTGTTCTGGCTTGACAAGATGTTTGAGCTAGCACAAAATGTACACCAGGTTCAATCTGCCAGATTAGCAGCAGGATTGGTTTACAAGAATCATCTCATTGCTGTAGGGATCAACCAAAGAAAGTCACACCCACTGCAGGCCAAGTATTCTAAAAATGAAAGCTCTATTTTCTTACATGCTGAAATCTCCTGCTTAGTTAGTGCACAAGGTTTGGCCAAAGAATACTTCCCTAAGTCTATTATGTACATCAGCAGGGCTAAGTACGACCTAGACAAACAAGGTGATATCAAGGCTCTAGCAAAACCCTGTGCAGGCTGTGAAAAAGCATTGCAAGACTTTAGGATAGGCAAGGTTATCTGGACTGTATGACCCCACAACAGAGAAGTAGAAAATACGTAAAAGATTTGGGAGGCATACCATGGACAGTAGAACAATGGATAGCCCCCATAAAACTGAAAAGAGACTTGTACAACCTGTTCGACTTGTTCGTCCTTTGGCCAGAGAATGGAACAGCAGAGGGTATACAGGTTACAACAGCCAGTAACAAGTCAAGTCACAAAAAGAAAATGCTAGCCAATGCTACTCTACCCATCTGGCTAGACTGTGGCTTAAAAGCCAGCTTACATTCCTGGAAGAAAACCAAGAACAGGTGGAGACTAACAATAGACAAGCTAGAACATGAACAGGACAATGACAGAAAAAGTTAAAAACATGCTTAGGTTTGAAGGACCACAGAAAGAACAAGTAATACAGAATCTTCTACTACTGTTAAACCCACGGACTTGTGCAGAAGGACAGAGAAAGCTATACAGACTTGTGCACAAACCAAGCCAATGTCAAGGAGTAAAGACCCATGCACCAAAAGAAAGGTCAACTCTTTAAGATAACAGTAAACACAACCTTTGAACAGATTGCTAACACTTACTTAGAAACAAGACCTTGGTATTCTGCTGAACTTATGACTGTCAAAAGACTTTCTGCTTTGAGTAAGCGAAGGCATGTTAAGAAACTGATTAATCTAAGCACTTGGGATTTTCCAACAACAGCACTTGTCTGCTTATGCCTGGGAGTTACTAACTGCTTTGATGCTAAATCGTTATTAGATGACTATACCCTGTATAGGAAAGAAAATTCTAAGAATACTGCTTTCGGGTTTATAAAAGAAAACCTTGCTGATATTGCTGAATACACTATCAGCAAAACTGCACGTTATCAGTTCTTAGAAAAGATTCATCAAAAGTACAGAACTCACAGACCGTACATGTTCTCTAAAGAGAGATGGCAAATGTTCCAAGAACTAGTAAGGATGCTCTGCAGGAGATAGCAATGCCAAGACTTAAAAAAGACCAAAACATAGCTGGAGTCTTACTAGAAAAGTACAGACATATTGACATGTGGAAGCTAGTACAGTTTCTAAACAAGAGTCAGCTAAGTAAAGCTTATGTCACACACTTGTTCAGAATTGCTAAAAAGAAAAAGAAGACTATACAAGTCTGCTTGAGGAGACAGCACCATGGGTGTTAAAAGACAGATCAGGATTATAACAGAAGCAATAGAAATTCTAGAACAGGAGCTGTCTAGACTCAAGAAAAAGGCAGATAGGAGAGTAATACAACAAGCTATACAAGCCCTGCAAGATACTATAACAGAACTCAACGATACTAGTATCTCTTACAGGGGATCTAATACTGAGAGACTTACCCCAAGAGGAGACTTTCTATTTACAGGAAGGACAGATACTACCAAGTTTAGCTTAAGCTCTGCCTATGCAGCGCTGTCACGACCAGAAAAAGAATACCTTGAAGATGTTATGGCACAGAAAGAATATACCCACTGGTGGCTGGATGCAATTGGTGCTCCAAATAAGTTCTGGCCACTCAAGAAAGCTTTTGACCTCAGAAGTGGTAAGGGCCTTGAGAGACTAAAGAAGGCTTTAGAAACCCTAGTGTCAAAAGGCTTTCATCCTATTCTTACAGCTCATTACCCAGATGAGGTATCAGTAGCAGATACCATACTGGTAGAGCGTTGGAAGAACCTGTTTGGTGAGGTAGGACACTTACTCAGCTCTGTAGTCTTCATGTTAGAACATGATGAACACTACTCTATCAATGAAACCAATCACAGGCTAGGTCTTCTTAGATCAGTTCTTAGTCCAGAAATTCCTATCTGGGTTCATATGACACAAGGTAAGGTATTTAACTTCCCAGATGCCAGTGGAATTGCTTACCAGTACAGAACAGGCACTAGTTTAGTAGAAGCTTCTAATGAGTTGAGAAAGGTCATCTCATTAATAGACACTTACCCTGGTTCATACAGACTATGGTCTTGTGAATACAACCAGGAGTTTGACTACAGTGGTTCGGGTAAGACTGTATTCAACAGTGGTGTAGTCCGTGGAACAAGCTTAGCAGAAATACAAAAAGAACTCATGGGTTACTATACCTATGGCTGTGGAGGTATAGACGTTTAGTATGCTATGAACGGCCCGTAGCTCAATAGGTTAGAGCCCTGTTCTTATAAAGCAGAGACTCCGGTTCAAATCCGGACGGGCCTACCTTTTCTTATCTCTTAAAGGACTGAAACAAATGCTTAGACAAGATCTAATTGGTACTGCCAAACAATTGTTAACCTATTCTCAGTGGGATGAGGAGGTACTACGGGCACACTGGGAAAAGTATGAAAGTACCGAACAAGCAGTTAAACTAGATGTAAACTCTCTAAAAACTAAGATGGCTAGATTAGCTGTTGACTACATTGATTTAGCACTGAAGACAGCAGAGGAAGAGGAAATACTTAACAAAAGGCTGGAACACTACAGGATACTATTTGGTACTCCTATAAGGCATCTGCTTAGTACTCCCTCAGAGAGGACTAATCTAATATGATCCTGATAATTCTAGCACTTACTTACCTTTACATATGGGTGTATAACCTGCAAGAGGAAATCAAATACTGGAAACATGTTTGTGTAGAACTAAGAAGTAGTTTAATAACAGTACAGCTAAGGGCTAAGTTTAACACAGAAGCCATAGCTAAAGTAGAGGAAGAACTAGAGAACTAGCCTTGTGGGTCATCCTCTGGGAAGTGATCTTCTGGGTGTGTACTAAAATGTCTGACAAAAGCTGTGACCCACCACTTGTCAGACTCTCTAAACTGGTTCGTAATAGTCTCGCCCTGCTCACCCCAGAATATTTCCTGTAGCTTCACATCTACCATGTACAAGAATGTCAGTACACCTTCTGCCCAGGACCACTTCTTAGGTAACTTCCCAGTCCACCTACCATGCCAAGGCACTGTCATCCACCGGGTTATGCCGATCAAGGGCATGATAAGAAATAGTTCTATTCTATTACCTAGCCCCCGTACTCTCTTCTGTCCAGGAAATGGTTGTCTAAAAGTGCTCTTCATGCTTAAGCCAATCCTTGTAGTATTTCGTGCCCAAGTAATGCAGGCTTAGGTTTTCTACCAGTTGCTCAGAATGCACTTTGCCTATTGGTGTACAGTAAGCTATAAACCAATGAAATAGCTCATGAGCAACGGTCCTGTCTGTAATGTTTTGAGCAAACAGGTTTATGACCAAATTGTCTCTGTCTTTCAACTCACTATATGCCCAAACGATTATGCCATCCCCTCGCAAGGAAAATGCCTCCCGACTTGCGGGGGGAAGTGTTCTTAGCACTTTGTCCTGAAACTCTTTGTACCGGTATATCTCCAAACTAATCTTATCTGGTCCGGAACAAGACATGTCAGGATGTGCAAAGAACAGGGTTATGAATTTAGTCAGCCTGGTAGTGTCTACAGCAGTTTCATGCTGCTTAACCTGGAACTCAATTGCCTTCTCTGGAGCTTGTACAAACCCCAAAGTCGGCATGAGTATTGCCATTAGCACTACCAGAACTAACTTTTTCAACATTGTCTTAGTCTCCTGGACCTGCCTCATAGTAAAATGTGTGATTACCCCAGGTTCCTCTAAATCTCATGTTAGAAGAATCTGCCCAATCTGGGTTAGCTTGTCGTATATTTAGGTAGTGTGTAGCTCCAAGAGTGGGGTCAGGAACGACGTCGAGTAAAGCACCTAGCCCTACATATAGGGACTTCAAAAATACAGGGTCTGTGAGGTTCAGATCTTGTATCTTCATCCTGTTTGGGTCATTCTCATTCCATACAGAGAATTGCTTTTTCTCCATGCAAACCTTTGCTAAGCTGTCTGGCCATCTTGGGTCTTTTATCCTGTTAAGTATAACATGGGCTACTGCAGCTTGGCCAAGCTCTGGTTCTCCTCTTGCTTCTCCATATATAGTTTTAGAGTAAACAAGTAGGTCCCAGAAAGTTAGCTTAATCAGTAAGGCTAGAATGTGCATAACACATCTCCTAAAGAACTGTTAGGGTGTAGAGTACAATACCAAACAGGAGTGTAACTAGAGCAGACCATACTGTACGTTCAAACCAGGTATACCTTTTCAGAATATGTTCTAGTTTGCTCACTCGTGTTGTAAGGCCCTCCTGTCCATTTCCACGCAGGAGGGCCTTTATCTCATGCATCTCTTCTTTCTGGTTTGCAAAGTATTCCTTAGCTAAGATACAGTGGTCTCGTAACTCTGTCTGTAATACTGCTATAGACACCTTAGTCTCTTCCACTGTTAACTGCCCATGTCAAAGGTTAGTCGAGTACTTGCCTTATTAGGATCACGTCCAGAAACTGACGCCAATGGTGTGTCTTTCCAGGGGTCTTCATCTATGACTACAGACTGCACACCTGTCCTGGGATTAGTGTGTACCATTCTTTCAGGTCTAGAGTATGGTGCCTGTAACCAGACCAGGACAGCTTCCTTACCACAGTTTGGGCATGTAACAGAATGCCTGTCTTCATACCTTACCGACTTGTCAAACACTACATGACATTTTTCATTTGTACATTCAAAGTCATATAGGATACTCATTGTGCATTGCTCCTGTTTCTTAACTACTCATAAGTCATCATTTAGACACCTGTTAACCAGGTAATTAATCAGACTTGTTATTTAAGTGATCCAAGGCTGCCCAAGCCTCCAGAACCTCCAGTTACTCTAGAGGACCTTTGTGCTCTATTCTTGGGTAGTACACTAGTCTTACCAGCTAATATTGCTCCGATAGCTTTCTGGCTGTAGCCCTGTGCTGCTAGCTCTCTTGCTACTTCTAAGTTAACAGCACCATTAAACCCAGGCACTGGTGTCATGAGCATAACAGCAGCATCCCAGGCTTTAGAGACCTTGTTAACATCATACTGGCTTACCTGTCCACTGGTTAAGGCATTTCCAGCAATCTTAGTAGCAGCAACTGCACCACCAACTACATCTGTCCCAGCAGAGGGGCCAAATGCACTGGTAATAACAGGACCAAAGAAGAAGTAATTACTGATGTCTGCACCCAAAAGTGTTTTAGCAGCAACCACAGATAAGACAGAACCAACAACATACCGGGAAACATTAGCTTTAAAGGGTGTCTTGGGAATGTTCTGCAATGGTTTAGAAAGCTGACGTTTGGTGCCACCTATGAACAAGTCGGTATAGTTAGCTCCCCAAGTAGTAAACATGTTAACAAAGTCACTTTGCTTCATAAGGTCTGGTCTGTTAAACCTACTGTATTGCCAGTTGGTAGTAATGTTGGAACCAATGGCATCTAACATTGCAGCAGACTCTATATCGCCTTTTGCTACCATGTCAGCTACATGGTCATTAAACCCTGCATGAGAAGAATTAGGTACATAGTTTTTACCTTCCTCCATAACCTGTAGGTATTTGCCCAGACCAACCTTGATTCTATTTATTCTGTCAGCAAGTCCAAAAGCAGTTAGGAATGAATTGACTATGTGCTCTACCTTAGTAAGGCCACTGTTAGACACCCCTGCAAATTCTGTTGAGTCCAAAGTTACAGGTTCAAGGGGCTTGGCTGTTGACAGACCCAAGTCTCTGGCAAGGGCCTTTCCTTCTGGAGTCTTGAAATACTCCAAGCCTCTCTGTTGCCATTTCAGGGGAGTTGCTGTAGAACCAAGAGTTGGTGCCTGTAACAGGTTCTTAACAACAGGAGAAATGGCAGGCAAGCCAAGGAACTTAGCAAAGAGTGCAGACATGTGCAAAGAGGAGATTCTAGTAGCAAGCTCGTCTGACATCTGTACCCCAAACTGCTCACCTACCTTCTTGATGCTTCTTGCAAAGAACCTTATAGGTTGATTACTCCTAGTTAGATTGTACTCCACCAAGTTTCTGACAGCCTGTGCTACCTGAACAGTTGGCTTTACTCTGAACTGCTGCAAAATGTTTGTTCTGACCTCTGGTGTTTCAAACTCAATTGTTACAGGGCCACCTGTTTTAACCTTGGGTATAGGTACTCCAAGGCTACCTTCTGGTTTTGTAGGATCTGGTACAAAATTGTCAACTGCATCTTGGGTAACCAGCTTTTGCACTGCCTCTGCATCTGCTTTTATTTCCCCAGTTCTGGCAGGTTTCTTTACAGGACTGAGAGTTATGGACTCATCTGAAATCTTTTCTATCATGAACAAAGCACCAGGGGCAGTAGAGTTTCCTTCCTGGGAAAGAAGACTGCTCACAGCATTTCCTGCTTTGGACATACCCGCAACATCTGATGCACTGGACAAAGATGGAGTGCCTGGAGTAGATTCAGCAACAATGGTTGGCTGGGGCTCAAAAGATATCTGAACTCCCTCTGTCAAGCCTGTGTGAAAACCTTGTTTTCTAATCTTGCCCTTTGTAGCATCTTGTATGAATGCTCTGTCTGCTGTAACACCCTCTGTGAATTGTCGGACCAGAGCCATGCCCATTGCTTCAGCTCTGGAATCAAACAATTTATGAGCGATAGAATTTACATAGAATAGGTCCATTCTAAAAGGATCTCTATGAATCTTTTTAAGCTCGTTTAGGGAAAGGTTCTTTTTGCGTGACATGTCAAAGAACCAAGACCTTGGTCCTGCAACTGCTGGGTTTACTTTTGCTTCATCAAATGTAAAGTCAAAACCATTGCTCACAGCCCTGGTGACATAATCAGGTACAAACTGTTCATAGGACAAACCATCTGCACCACCAGTTTCTGCAAGTACCTGATGTAAGCTATCCATGACATAAGCACGTTTGGATAATCTAGTAGTAAGGTCAGCTACAGGATCTTGTACATCTATACCATTATCCTTATAGTAGTTTTCTATAGAAGTCCTCTTATACTCTGCAGCTATGCGAACTTTAGCTTCGACTGGTAACTGTGACAACTGTTTTTCAGTAAGAGGAATACCAGACTGTAGAGTTTGTTCTCTAAGGAACCTATTGTGTTCTATAATGTCCTTGACACTTGACCTGAAAAAGAATGAAACATTTGCAGCCTCTGGAGTCTTGGGCTCATTAGTGAAAAGACCTAGGTCACCATACACTTCTGTATCCAGGAAGCCCCGGACACTTGTTGTAAACCTCTTGCTAGCACTTCCAGTCAAAGCCATAATTTCTGGTAGACCGGTACTTTCTAGCTTTGCAAACTGTACACGTAGACTTCCCAGTAATCCTGTAGTTACCCTTGGCCTTTGTAAATCGTGATAGTTGAACAAATCAGGGCTCTTGTAGATGTCATATCTTTCTAGTAACTTGAAGAATTTACTAGCCCAAGGCATTACGCTTTCAATATTCATACGCATAATACCAAGCTTCTTAGCAGTAACAGGCTTAGGCAGTTTTGGTACAAGAGAACTATCAGTCAGCTGTTCTGGAGTCAAGTCTAGGTTTCCAGGGGCACCTGTTGTAGACTCTTTTGCACCAACTAAATCTATTGTTGAAAGTACTTCTTTAGGAACCTCTGTTGCAAGATTCTCAAACAGTGCTGTACTAGACTGTGTGTGGTAGTTAAAAGCAACTGCCTCTGGGTACTCATTTAGTGCAGGATCTGGAGCAGGAAAAGAGTCAGATGGAGTATCAACTGGCTTTTTAGAAACTACAACCTTGACACCGTTTGGCTGCCTTGCAACTGCAGAGTCTCCAGGAACTGTAGTACTAGCCTTGTCAAAGACAACAGGCCCAACAGTACTAACCTTGACTTCTGGCACAACCAAAGTTTCTGGACCTACAAGATCAGGTTTAGCAACGTTTACTTTAGACCCCTCAGTAAGTATGACACTAGTTGCAGGTTCTTCTACACGGCCTAGCATTTCTCTTGCTACAGGACCAAGCTTGCCAACGTTATTTATAGCATCTGACCAGAACTTGGGTAGCTTCTGTACAGCAGACTTGATATTACCCGTTTCTGGGTCGAGACCTGTAACACGTCCCGGTGCAACTACCTCACTATAGGCTGGATTGGGATGCAAAACTTCTGGAGAATCAAGTGTAAAGAGTTCTCTGACAAAGCCTGTCTTGCCAAAGAGTTTACCCATACCCTTTGTAACGAAACTAGCACCACCCTTAGCAAGTGTTATGTTTAACACTGTACCAGGTATATCATACTTGATAGTCTGTACAGGGTGTATAACAGCCCGTGTAAGGCCCCCCAAGACTGAAATAGGTATACCAACCAGGAGTTTACCACCTTCACCTATAGTACCAAGTGGAGTCCTGGGACCATCTCCTTTACCCTTACCTGTTATTCTCAGTTTGTCATCATAAGAAGTCAGGAGCTTTGCTACATCCTTGCCAATGCCGGGGAGGCTAGACATTCTCTCTACCTCATCATCTAGCATTGCCCTGACATTAGTAAATCCATTGGCCTTAGCCTCAAACTCCAGTAGGCTTGCCTGTTGAGATTCTGGCATAACGATTGCTGAGCCTAGACGACCTAGATTGTTCAAGAACCCAGCAAAACCTATACCAAGATCAACAGCAGAGCCTACAAATGATCCAAAGTTTCTAGGATCTGTCACATCCAAGAAGATCCTATTGAACCAGTTAGCTACATTATTGCCCTTGAAAGGCATAAGCTTTTGGTAGAGAGCAGGATCATTTTGCTTTAGAATGTCCCAGATAGGTGTTCTGGGATTAACAATCATAGCATTGATTGTAGCATCATTGAACTTAGAAGGAGCATTCTTCAAGACAAGAGAATTAGTAGCAAGTTCTACAAAGGAACCACTAGCAGTCCGTGGATTGAACCCTGGTGGAAGCTTACTATAATCCTTCTGCAATGATTGAATATCAAGAGCTGGGGGTAGGAAAGATTTACTTGTGAAGTCGGGGGAGAAGCCTTGTGGTAGATTTGCAGGACCACCCTTGTCCTGATTAAACTGGGCTTGGGTTATGTCCTGGACATCCTTCTTAAACTTCTTACCTACCTGACCACCTAGTAATGATCCAATAGGGGGTATTCCTAATGGCATTATTGGTTAGCTCCCTGCTGAATCATTTGTAACAACTGGTTAGCATACTCTTCCAAAGACAGCCCAGCCTGTTGTGCAGCCTGGTTCAAGTTAGCAACAAAGACTTGTACTTCCTGTTGTGCAGCTTGTATCTGACTTGGGTCTATCTTGCTAAACTGTGCAGCATATGCAGAAGTAGAACTTGTGGGGTCTTGTAAAAGAGCCTTACTATTGGGCTGTCCTTGATCATCTACAGAAAATGCTCCCTCAGCTACAGTCTTAAGAATGATGTCTGGAGATGTGGACAATCCCAAGGCTTTCATTAGAGGACTTTGCAAAGCAGGGAAGGTACTACCATCAAACACATTATTCCTGAATGCTGGGCCACCCTTATCAAACTCTTTGTCTGTAGAATCTGGTAAGATACCAGCACTGACAGAAGCACTCATTTGTTCTAAGGCTGCAGACTCTGTTGTCTTAAGCTGCTTAAGAATCTCGTCTTGTCCAGTCTCTTTCAGTAATCTGTTGAACTCGTCTTTCACACTAGTAAGCTCTTCTCCAGAAACAGCTCTTCCTATCTTCCCAGACAAGAAGTCTAATGCTTTCTGTCTAGTTTCATTATCATCTTGGAAGAAGAAGTCAAAGCTAGTTCCAGTAAAACCTACACTAGTTGATCCGGCAGTTACAGCTGTCATAAGAAGTTTCAGTTCATTAGACACTTCAGAACCTCTGAGGTCTAGAACACTCTTCATTATGTCAGAAATGGCTAACCTTGTTTCTTTAAACACAGCTGTAGCAGTGTCTGCCGTAGCTTGTGCAGCCCTTGTTGCTAGAAGTGAAGCATTGGCTTGCTGATAATTAAGCTGTGCTTCCAAAAGGTTTTGTTTAACCCTTCTGTTTTCATTCTCTGTAAGGTTCTGGCTATTCAACAGTATAGTTTGTGCTCTTGCAAGGGCTATGTCCCCTCTTTTAACTGGTGCATCAAACTCTCTTGATACAGCTAAATTATGCAAAGCCTGGTTACCTTGTGTCTCTAGTATTCTTCTCCTGGTGTTAAACGTAGACTGTAGAAAAGACGTGTCTACACCTTCCTTGGTAGCTCTAGCTATGACCTCTTTCTCTTGTGCACCTAAGAGTCCTATCTGTCCTTGCATCTGTTCAGTGGTCAGAGAACCACTCTGCAGTATTCTATCCTTAACTGTAGCTTTAGAAACTGTTGCAGTATCTTGAGTTATAGATGCAGTACCAGAAGCAGTCTGGGTCTCTGCTCTCTTTCTCTTTAGAGCTAATCTGTTGTTTCTAGCTATTGTTTGGGAAACACTACCTATCTGCTCAGAAGTAAAAGTTCCTGGGAATCTGTCTTCTAAAAGACCTTGTATAATTCCAGGATCTGTCTCAAGGTTTAGGACATCGTCTTGTGTTTGAACCTTACTCTTGGCAGCAGCCTGTGCACCAGCTACTCTAGTTTGTGCATCTGCCTGGGCATTAGCAGCAGCTGTCTGAATCTGTATTTGATTATCCCTAGCCAAATTGGCAAAGAATCTCTGCTTTTCCAAATCCAGCTTTGCCCTGGTATTATCAGATGTAGCCTGACCAAGGCTTTTTAGAAGAAATGCTAGACCTAATGACATATAGTAATCCCTAGCCTATCTGTGGGTTCAATCCTGTAGTGAGGAATAGGTTTAGCAAGAACTCTTGCAAACCCTGTTGAAAGAATGTTCCCTCCCTAGCAAGATCTAGCTTACCCTGCTCTATACCAAGTCCACCAAGACCAAGTACTTTTCTTAGAGCCTGATCTTGTTGCTGGACACCTAGAGTTCCCCTGCCAAGCAAGTCTTGTAGGTCTATACCAGCAGAACCAAGTATCTCCCTAAGCCTTATGTCTGCCAAACCAGTATCTCTGTTGGTAAGAGCACCAATAGCATTTGTTGCATTCTGTTCAGCAGCAGCCCTGTCTTGTATAGCAAACTGTGCTGCACTAATCTGTAGTCCTGTCAAAGCATTTAACAGGTTAGTCTCACTACCAGAAGCAAGGTTTGACAAGAACTTGGCATGTCTGCCTGACCCAACATTACCACTGACATTCAACTGGCTTGCAGCAGTCTGTGCAGCCCTTCTACGTGCTATAGCAGAAGCTTCTGTCAACTGATCTACATTAGCCTGCAGTACATCAGCGGGTATGCCAAAGTCACCTGATAAGAGCCTATCAGCTGCAAACTTGGAGAGAACCTGTACCAACTCATTGTTTGTATCAGCAGTACCACTAGCATTTAAGACAGAGCTTTTAGTGTCAGTATTAGGAACATCCTGGTTAGGTCCTGGATTTAGTGTGTCTATAATTACTTGGGCAGGCTTTGCAGTACCTGATAAGATACTGTTCACAACAGAGACAGAATCTACGCTGTTGGGGGCTATAGTATCTCCACCTAGAGATCCTGTACTACCAGACCCTGTACTGCCAGAACCGGTATTGTCACCATTTCCCTGATTACCAGTTCCGCCATTGTCTGTATTAGTAACCTGATTAAAGTTACCTGACAGGACATCTTGTAAGAACTGAACAACTCCAGGGTTTAGGAACTTGTTATCTCCTGTACTTGCATCTAGTAAAGCTTGTATCTGGCTAAGACCAATATCAGCATTAGGATTACCAGATATTTCCTGTGGTGATAGAACACGACCAAAGATAGCCTTTTGCAGTCCAAGGTTCTGGTTAGTAGACAGACGAAGCAATAGGTTTGCTAATCTTGTCTGGCCTTGGTCATTCAATGTAGATGTTAAGTCAGAGCCCAGGCTAGCTGTAATATTGCCCTTACCAGTACCGCCCCCACCAATGTCTAGCAAACGCTGTATAAGGGTACGCTGTGTGTCTCTTTCAAAAGATGACAGGTCAAGACCTTGCAAGAAGGGTAAGTCTACAGTAAAGTCCCCAGGCCCAAGTACTCCAAGTAATGCTTTGCGTAGCCTGTCAGGAGCATTCTGCCCAATGTTACCACTTGCAAAAATCTTACCAAGGTCATCACCAAAGGTAATGAGAGGCTTGTTTAGTACAGGGTCTTGGTTACCCACAAGGTCTTGCTGTGTCAAGTTGTCCAATACAGATTGTGTTGTACCTCCAGAACTGTCTACTGTCTTGGTACCAAACAATTGTCTAGCAAGCTGTCTTTGTTCCCCTGCTGAAAAGAAACTGAAGTCTCCAGCCTTACCCGCAGCCCTAGCATTACGTCTGTCTTGCCCTGCTGTAAACTGGCTTAAGAGTGGTGTAAAAATACTGGGCATTCTATTTATCCTCCACCAGTGCTACCAGAACCTATAGTTTGTAGCAAAGTGTTTAGAGAGTTGTTTTGCAAAAGACTGTTTAAGAATAGTCCTGCAGCCCCACCAAAGCCTTGTGCAGCAAGCAAGTTTCTTTGCTGCCCTAGACCTGCATTCTGGGATGGAGCCTGTCCTGCTCCGAAACCACCAACAGTTCCCAGAAGGCTCTGCAAGATAGACAATCTTTGCAAAATTGGTAAAGCAGAGCCCTCTACATTCTTAAACTGTTTTCTTGAAGACTTACCCTTACCTGCTTTCTTACCATTGAAGAGACCTATTTGGCCAAGAGCCTGTGATAGGAAATCTGACAGGAAGGTTTTGTCACTTAGAACATTGTCTAGTAATTGCCCAAAGCGAATACTAGCTTCTGTCTGTGCTCTTGATTGGTCTTCTAGTAAACTGTTCTTGCCTCCACCACTGAACAGTGAACCAAGGAGAGAAGCACCAAGACCAGCTATTTGTAAACCCGATGATGGCATTCCCTATACTCTCTTTCTCATTAGTTTCTTCCATTCTGGTAAAGTTAGTCTCCACAAAGTCTGGTCTTGTGGACCATCCGGTGTCCAAGCACTTGCTTTCTTTACCGTTTCTTTTACAAAGCCTGCTGCTTTAGCTATGCTGTTTGCTGGCTTATTCCATTTCATAGGTTGGAATTCTAACCTGTAAGCACCCTCTGAGAAAAGATACGCTTGTATCAATTCCAGGGCTTTAGTGCCATAACCCTGACCTTGGTATGCAGGCCCTAATGTTAAATGCACATCTACTACCCTATTCTTAGTATTTGGCAGATAGAACAAAGTATAGCCTATTGGTGTCTTTAGAACCTCTTGCTCATCTGCTAACCATATAGCTAAGAGTAATAGGTCCTTACCTTTGTATGTTGCCAAACTTTCTAGCATATTCTTAGCTGTAAGGATTGGCAAACTTCCTCTACCAAAACCTGTCTTGTGATTTAAGTCTTCATCCTCATGCCATACTTTGGCTACTTCTATAAAGGCTGTACTAGGCTTTCGTAAGATTAACACTTGTATGCCTACGTTTCTGCGTTACCACCTGTTACTGGTTTGTTAGGTGTCCAAGGAGAACCAGAAGTACCCAGATTGTCCATGTCTGATACTTTGGTCTGGAGTTCATCTATAGCATTTTGAAGTCTACCAAAACTGTCATTACCGTTGGGTGTCCAACCATTGAACCCACTGGTTGCTAGCTTATTTTTACTTACTGCAGTATTGCTAATCTTAGAACTTGTTACAGCGCTTGGAGCTATTTCACTTGATGTTACAGCCTGGTTAGCAATCTTAGCAGTTGTCACTGCTGAGGCAGCAAGCTCTGCACTAGTGACAGCACCAGTGCTGATCTTTGCAGTTGTTACAGCTGCTGTATCTATGTCTGCTGTTGCTACAGAACTTTTAGTAGCTAATGCCCCTTGTCCTGTAATCGCTGAAGCAGTATGGCCCGAAGTAATGTCCGCCCCACTTTCCGATGCCCATTTTCGTGTAATAGTTTCTCCAATTTGGTCTGCTGTCTTGTTTGTGACTTCGGCAGTAGCCAAGTCAACAGAGTTTTTAGTAGCAAGCGTGCCTTGACCAGTAATGGCTGCTGCTGTCTTACCACTGGTAACGTCTGCTCCTGTTTCTCCTGCCCACTTCCTGGTAATGCTCTCCGGGATATCATCTGCATCTCCACTTAATTGTGCTAATGTTTTGTTAGTAACTTCTCCTGTCGCAAGGTCTACATTGTTCTTAGTAGCTAGAGAGCCCTGTCCTACTATAGAAGCAGCAGTGTTTGAACCTGTAACATCTGCACCAGCTTCTCCAGGCTTTAGAGACTCGACAGAACTAGAATCTGCATACTTAACAGAACTAGCACCAAGAGTACTAATGCCTTCTCCTCCCACATTGTCTGTAACTTCTTCTGCAGTAACAACCTGGCTCTTTCCTGTGCTTGTAAGTTTCTTAGTATGCTTGGCAAGTGTGCCCCTGAAAGTCCCTCTGCTTTCATCTATCTGCAACTGATAAGAATTTAGAACAGTGTTTAGTGTGTTTGACATCCTTGTCAGTTCCAGGGTAAGCATTTGGGCTAGCTCCTGAACTGTACCTGCACTAGTAAGAAGAGTTGGGGGCTGTATCTTTACTACAGGTAGTCTTGAAGTCTGTCGTAAATTAGTAAGCCTTGACATTAGTTCCTCTCCAAATGCAGTCTCTGTCCAAGTACAGAGATGGTGTAGATTTTAGGCTGTGCAGTACCAGAGTATGAAAGCTTTATAGTAATACTGTTGCCTACAGAACCTATACCAACACTCCTGGTCCATTGGGAAACCCCAGCCTGTGTTATAAGTATAGAGGCTGTTTGCCATGTTGTCTGACCATCTATCTTCCAAGAGACTGTTAGACTTTCTCCTGACAAAGGTTCAAACGTTACAAGGATTTGCATGAACCTGGACTTATGATGTGGACTTCCAAAGAACAAAGGGTTTGTCTGAGCAGTAGCAGTTTTTGTAACACCTGCCCAGTCTCCTGTAGAATTATCTCTCAGAAGATGTACCTTGCCATCTGGAACAGCTTTTGTTCTAGCTCCCCATAGTGCTGTTCCTGTGCTAGCCTGCAGGTCAGTACCCAGTTCGTGTTCTACAAATGCTGTAAAGCCCTGGTCTAGTCTCCTCCAGGAGAAGTCACTAACCTTAAACTTGTAAGTTCTCTGTAGACTTCCGTACCCAGAACCAGTAGTTGGTACTGAAACCCAGACAGTATCTTGTGATGCAAAGTATCTTGCTGTTATCTTACTCTCTTCTGCTGAAAGAATATCTGTCCTAAGCTCATCTTCTATCTCCTTGGACAAGTACTGCAGCTTACCAGTCTTGTCAATAAGATAGAAACCGTTTCGATAGTAAAAGAACACACCAACACTTGTCTGGGTAACAGACTTTTCGGCACTGCAGCCTATGTTATAGCTTTGCTGGTCTGCTAAAGATAACTGAACAATGTTTATGACCTCTGCTTCTGGATCCTTCCCCTGTAACAGGTATATGTGATTCTTCTTGAAAGCTACAATGCCTTGTGGATGTGCTGCTAATGCAATGCCTCTGTCCCCATCATTAGCCCAGACAACATGCCTGTTGATACTAGTTTCCCAAGATTCTGGCTGTAGCAGATCAGAGTAAAGAATGTCCGAGGCTCCTGACCAACCATATACTCTGTTGTAAAAGACTAGAGGACTTCTCAGATCAACTGGTGGGTTCTGTCCCTTGGTAGGAGCAATGTCTCCCAACTCTTCACTAGACAATGCAATATCAACACTGGTAGTAACATTGTCAGTTATAGTTACAGCATAGAAAGGCTCATCTCTGTTTCTGATAGACATGTAGATTTTTCTAGCAGTAGTTCCACCTGGACCTACAGGTAAGCTTGACAAGGTTATTGTACTACCATTGCCGGCGTCTATGGTCCCAAATGAATCTGACAGAGGGCCTTCAGTTGTACTTGTGACATAACTTACCCAGAACTTTACAGTTTGTTCTACAGAGCCAAGACTATCCTTTATTGCAGAAGAAGATAAGGTAACATCAGGTTGCGTAAGTCCTATATTAGACACAGCACTACTTGTCTTGCTTGTGAAATCATACTTCCAGGGAGTGTCTATACCGTTAAAGAACAGTACAAGATCACCATATGTGACAGAAGACATGGGTGTGTCTGCTGTAAGACCTGACTTAATCAGATGTGTAGTCCCGTCTTGGTCTATGATATAAGCAGATGTTCCTGCTGTTGCAAAGACTCTTCTGGTCTGGTCTGACTTTTCACCATAGCCTAGATAAGTAACATGATTAGCCGATAGACCTGTTGCAGTCTTTTCAGTACAACCAGGCTCTACCTTGAGTGCACCAAAATCATCAGGGTCAGGTTCCCATGACTCAAGAAGTGCCCAATCAAGACTATTGAACTTAGTCTTGTTAGTCACCATCTTGGTAGGCAATGGATTGAAGTTTATACCTGAAATTCTTGGTGTAATCATTTTACTTAAGCAGTAATCCTGCCTATCCTATTCACATGTGTATCCTGCCAGGTACCTATGTCTGTACCTAGGCTTTCTCTCTGTTCTAGAACTCTAAGATGTGCATGTACTAGAATTTCTCTAGTCAGAAGTATGTTCTTTTGCTGTAATAGCCTTGTGTCAAGATCTCTGCTGGTCTTGAGACTTATAGCTGCTCTAACAGGAATAACCTCATGATATTGTGCTGGTATAACAGGTGTGTCTGTATCAGCAACTAAAGGTTGTGGCAGACCCTCGTATACAAGTCGCATACTATTGACACCTGCTGTGACAGTTGTTGGGGTAGGGTACACTACCAGATGTTCTGACTCTATAGACCAAACATATGCATTACTAGTAGCATTTCTCCTAATCTGTGAGAAGATTTCCAAAGGTTTGAACTCATAGTCTTTTGATCCAGTACCCTCAACAGTAGTACTAAGGTCTGCACCATCTTGATCTATCACAAGCTGTACTGATCTGTTAAATCCTGCAGGCAGTTTATAGTATGAAACACCTGCCTCTGTATCCCTGAATGATTCAAACACAAAATAGCCAGGCCAATTCTGTTCTATTGCTGTGGCAACTTCCAAATATGCGAGGTTTAGGACATCTGTAATCTGCTGGGTAGTCCAGATCTGGTTAGCAGTTGTAGTCTCGTCATTCACAAGGAATCTTGTATGCCCTATGAGATTTGGATTACCTGTGTTTAGCTGCATGATTCTTAATCCTTTCCCTAAGCCTGTCTATTCTTCTTTTTAGTTTCTTGACCTGTTTAAGAATAAACTGCAAAACACTGTCATCTGCATCTCTACCTGGTTCTCCCATAGGACCTGTAGGCCCCTGCAATCCCATAGGACCTGGAGCACCACTAATACCGGGTATAACTATGTGCATTTGACCATCTTCAGGATAGGCCCAGAAGATTAGATCCTTGTCACTAAAGTCCTTGCCATACCCTGAACTAGTGGCAGCAGCAAATACCTTTACTTCTATCCCATTGCCTAGATCTCTGACAAGTGCAAGAGCAGCTTCTAGTTGGCCACCATTTCCTGAATCTATGTTAAATGAGATTGCACCAAGTACCTCACCAGGCTGGCCCACAAGGCGAACCTTAGCCGGGTCAGTAATTTTAGACCCTATTGTAACCTCGTTCTGTCTATCTGGATGTGCTGCCTCGATCCACATATCAGGTGTGTCAAATCGTTCAGTCATTAGAGGACACCAGTTTCTTGAACTTTCTTAGGGTAAGAGGCAACAGCGCTAATCACTATGCCACCTTCCACCCGTAGATGGTCACGACGCCGGAGGAGATCGTGCCCGATGACACGACGAGCACGACGCTTGTGAGCGGCCCCGTTACAGACGTTGCCCGGCCAACAATCGAGCCTCCCTTGGGGTCTAGCGTCGTGGCCTCGATGTATGTTCCAAATCCCCTGGTCATGAAGTTGGTCTGATTCTCAAGCCACAGTGTCCACGCGCCACCCTCTACGTTCGATCCCATGTTCGATGCAAGCTCGATGTAGGTGCCCGCGTTGGATGCCGAGCCCTGATACGTGGCTGTGGACGAGTCGTTGTCGCCGTGGTGGTAGTGGTAGTTATTATTGGAGGAGCCGTTGTATTGGATGCCTACGGCAACGCCGTTCGTCCCAACCTTGAGCTTCTCGATCAGCACGACCAGCGTGTCGTATCCAGTAGTCGTTACGTTCAGGGTCGTGCCGGGCGTGGTCGTGGTTGCGATCTGCTTCAAGACACCGCTACCACCGAGTAGGGTCTCTACTCCCGCGCTGTCGAGCAGGGCAAGTTTCGTCGTGCCGGCGTCATCCTTGGCGTACACACGCCCTACGTTCACCCCAGGATTTGCGGGTGTCGCGATCTCGTCCAGGTCGTAGTAGCTGCTCTTGAGCACATTCTCCGGAGAGACGAACTCGTAGCCTGTTACTCCGCTGTTGAGTCGAACAAGCTGCAACCCGGTGCCCACAGGGAGCCTCCCGAACTGGGAAGCCCCAGAGGCATAGACAAAATCAAGTGCTGCCTGGGATGCAATAGCTATCCCACCTGACTCTACAGCAGCTATTCTAGCATCTACAGTAGCAGAAGAACCAGAAGGACTAATACCTAGTTCTGACTCTATGTTAGCAACTTCTTGTACTAGCTGATCTTGTACCTTACCTGTTGGCACTGCTACAACATTGTCTCCATCATTATGTGCTGCAGCAGTACCTGCCCAACCTCTAGTACAACCTGTAAAGGTAGTGCTTGTAGTACCCGTGTAGTATATCTGTTCACCACCAATGACAATAGTTCCATTAGTACTTGCAAAACCTGTGGTTGAGGCAACAGTTATGGTAGTTACAACAGAGGTATGTGCACCTGTTAGGGTTGTTCTCTGGTCTATTCCATCCCCCACTCTTGGTAGGTCTGCATCAGTTACCAGAGCTGTTGGGTATTTAACAGTAGCCATAGTCTATTCTCTTATGGACTGGGGTAGTTCTTTTGTACCCAGTCATCAATTACTGAAAGTGTCTTGCTAGTCCAAGAATCAACACCAGATAGTGTCTTATTCAAGTTCTCCCAGACATATCTTAGGTTGGCCTGTACTTGGCTAGAACCAAGTATAGCTGTTGGTGCTAGCAGGAGTATTAATGTAATGCCACCTTGGACTGCTGAAGTAGCAGACACAGGATCAGGTAGTAGAGACATGATGTGTTGCACACTACCTACAAAGGTAGAGTCACCAGCAATTCCTGTAGGATCCAGAACAATTACTTCTTGGACAGAACCAGTTACAGCAGAGGTTGCAGAGACACTGTTTAGTCCGGGAGTGTAGACTGCAAACACTGCTCCTGAAACTAGACTGTCACCAACTATAGACCCTGATAGAACATATTGCTGGGCAGCAGAGTTTGCACCCCAAGCCCAGTTGTCACTACCAAAGCCTATTTCTGTTGATCCAAACCCTACAGGAATTGACATAGTTTTGTATTACGTTTGAGTTACTGTAAGAGAACCTGCAGAAAACTTTACAATGTCATTTGTATTCACAACACGAGAGGTAGTCAATGCAGACCACATTAGCATGTTTCCAGCTGTGGATGCATCAAACAGAGCAAAGTGTGTTATAGTTCCCCAGTTAGCAGTAGCTGTTGGAAAAGTTACAACTGCGGAGTTATTAGTAGTACCAGCTGCAGCAGCAGAGAAAGTTATTGCTTGCCGAGCATATGCCCCACCAGAAACCTCTGTACCACCCCCACTGTCTGATGGGGCTGCTGTGTACAGCCCCACATAGACAGTAGCAGGCATGGTAAAAGCAGTTGTCCCTAGTACATGGTCTAGGACTTTATTCTCTAAATAGTCACTATAGGACGACATGCTTTAGTACTCCCTACACTGAGCGGTCAGTAGAAACCCACTTGACTTCAGAACCAAAGGTCATGTCTGAGTTAAGCCCCCAGACCATCTTCAGGCGTACTCTTGAGTTTGGAGGGAATACACCCTCAAACCACTTGTAGACAATACCAGCAGCAGTAATCTGGGTTAGTGAAGCAGCTGTCTGACTGTTGGCAGCACCAGGCATATCAGCCCAAGTGACTCCCTTATCTGTTGAGTACTGGAAACTTATGTCTAGTGTACCTGCAGCTACAGTTGCTACATTTGCAAATAGACCTACAAGTTTAGACCCAGCAGGATCAAACGCTGAGCTGAAAGTAGTGCTGCTACTTTCTGTTAGGTTCTGAGAAGCAAGCTTACTTCCTGCAGCATCAAGAACGTTTGTGTTGTCACCCCATAGTGAGTTACCAAAGGCCATTTTATTTTCCTATTTCTGTTAGTTTCACCTAAGAACACTGGGTTCGCAGCCCAGAAAGGTTATATTCCTAGAGTGGCCCTTGCAAGGTTTGATTCTTGCTTGGATGTAAGAACCTTACTTGCAAAGGTATTATTAGCATCTGCTACATTCTGTTTATGAACAGCAGATCTTTTGTGACCTGACATGCCCTGTGCATTCTTTGCTACAACGTCACAAACGCTGCAGTAGTACATACCATCAGAACGTGCTTCTATGATTTCATCTGGATCTAGAGAGACAGTGTGGTCCTCTTCAATACCAATGAAATCAAGTCCATACGCTGGGTGGTGTAACACAAAGTCAATTCTGTCAGGGTCAGTTAAGTCAACCCTACCACGCCAGACCCTACCCTTGTAGGTAAGGTCTGGAATGGCAGAGAATTCAATCCTATCACCCATCACAGGGACAAAAGAAGTAATGCCCTGTGCGTCCGTAACTGGCTTCATATGGCTAGGCAGCCTAACCACCTTGCCATTACGATACTTGTGTAGGAATAACATTCTAATTATTAGCTCCTTGTCAATCCGGTTAGATTAGACAGGAAGTGTCACACCCTTCAGAAGTCCTGAAGTTTCCTGACGTCCTCGCCAGACACCACCTTCTGTAAGGTACTCGTCCTTACGACCGTCTACGCCTGGGTTTTGGACATTGGTGCGAAGCATGGTATCACGTCCCTGTAGGAACCTCCACCCGTACTGGGTGAAGTCAATGATATAGCCTCGCTGTTTCAGAAAATCATTATCTGAAAGAATTGGGTGTGGTACTATATCTAGTACACCATTGGCTGACTGGAAACGATTGGCAGCAATACCAATAGTTTTATCACCAGGGACATACTCTAAACCACCTGCTAGGAGACCAATAGCGTCTAGAACCTCTCGTGAAGCAATCATCACTCGATGGTCACTATCACCGAAACGTGTAACGTCACGGATAAGAGACATAAGTTCTAGACTGGTCAAGTTACCACTCACATCCAGCACATGCTGTGTTAGATGTTCATGAATCCCACCAGTAGTCCGACGTCCAGAAGCACCCGAAGTAGTGTTACTACGAGTACCTAGGAGACAGGAAAGCTCCATCTTGCGCTGATGCTCAATAGCACGCTTGCGTGCCTGGTAATCCATATCTGAACCACCATAGAGCTTCTGTGCAGCTAGAGTTCCATCAATCTCCCAGGGTGTGCGGTAGATCTGAGTATAGTTGAAGTCAGTTGTGACAACAGTTGATACACCAGAACCAACATCAGCACCGTCTAGATTACTGTCCCCAATGTTCAGAACCTGAGCACCAGAAGAAATAGCAGCAGCAGTACTGTCACCAAATCCTCGGGTTAGCGAACTGATAGTTGTGCTACCATCAGAAGCACCGACAAAGATTATTTCATCGGTCTCAGGAACGTATGCCAGATCACCAGCCTGGAAGTACCCAGCCTCACCAGCACCAAGAACAATGCTAGTAGCAGAGTTCGAATAGCTTGTGCTAGTATTAGCTTGGTAGGCAACTAGGTCATCCTTTTGTACATCGAACTTGTAGTTGTCTACAGACTCTCTGTCCAATCGGGTTATGATGTTGACAATTGGGTTTGCGCTTGGCTGTAGAAGCAGGATTGCTTCCCACATAGACACAACACGACGGAACTGGGCAATACCCTGTGTTCCTTGTGTTGAGCGCATTCCAGAAATTTGTGCCATCTTCTTTATTACCTTCTGTTATAACCCTAGTAGTTAAACATCTCCCTTAGTTTGTCTTCTTTACCGCTAGCAGTCAATACACTACGTCGGATAGACTCTTCAGGGGTTATCTGTTCTTTAGTACCACTAAGGTCTTGGGAACGTGCCCCTGCTCTTATAGTCCCATCTGATTGTGACTGTATCTGATCCTGAGAGGTCCCAGAACCATCTTGTTCAGAAGTTATATACTTACCAACAAGCATTGCAAGATAACCAGGTGCCTGCAAAACTGTATCCCCTATGCTTCTTATTTCAGCAACTAGTGGTGAGTTGTTAGGATCCTGTATCATTTGTGCCAATACAGGCTTAGCAGCATCACCATACGTATTCAGGGCAGTTTGCATCTCACGCCTTAATGCGCTTTCTAGAACCTGTCTCTCTTGTTGCAACTTCTGTTCTTCCCGAGCAGGAGCTTGCAAATCCTCAATCTTTTTCAGGATTTGCTTTGTCTGAACCTCACCGGCCATTTGCAGTAACTGTACTGTAGTACCGGCAGGGTCTTTCTCCATACGCTCTGATAACAATGCCATTTCTTCATCAGTGAAGCTAAGGGCAGTCACTTTCTCTTCTTCATCCACCTTTGCCTCTTCCGGGGGGTGGAGTGTCATAGTCTTCTCTATGCCCTGTATCTGGCCTTCTAGAGAAGAAATGTGTCTGTCCTTGTCAGCTAATTGTTGTCTAAGCTTCTGGATTTCGCTCCCATCACCGTCAGGTACTTTTATACCCTGGTCTGGTTGCACATTTTGAACAGTCTGGTTAGATTCGTTCCCTACGTCCTGAGTCTCTGTAGAGTCGAAGCTAGTTATCGCAGTTAGATCATCGTAGCCTGCAACGATCACTTGCGGGTCATTAACATCTGACTCTACATGCTCTGTCTGTGTTGGGTTGTCAGCCATCTCTGTTTTCTATCAGTCTTGTCTATTATGGAAGTTTCTTTGCAGGACTTACGCCTGGCTTAAAATTTCCCACAGGATAATTGGGCTTAGGGTCTAGGGAACGGTGTCCCTTCATACCTGCTACCGCAGAGCCCTTTGTTGAAACTGGTTCACCCTGGGAAGGAATACTACCCTTGGGTGGGTGGAATGATCCGGCCATTACTCTTCACCACCTTCGTCTGGAAATAGTTCGTCTACTAGAGCAAGGACTCTGCCCTTTATCATAGGCCAGAGCTGGTCTATTACCTCTAGTGCTATCTTTCGTGCATTCTTACGTACTAGATTCATCAGGAGTTTAGATAACATGTGTTGCACCTTTCATTAGTTACTGTGGTAGTTCCTGTAAAGTTTCGTCCTGTAAAGCCTTTTCAAACAGAAGCCATAGTTCCTCTGCACCTAAGAGACAGCCTCTTGTAACATTGTGTGCATTCTCTGTTAGAGAGGGCAGTGGCTGAGCTAATGAGTTCATTTTCAACATCTTGTAGGTTAGGAACCAAGACTTAACATACTTCCCAGCATCTGTTAACAAGAACCTCTTGATATGCCTCAAAATATCTGGTGGGACATCTCCTATGTTTAGGATCTCTGGAGGTTTCTCTGTCATTACTACTTTTAGTTCAATTCCGTCTTCCATCACTTACCTTGATTGGACATCTGCATTATCCTGCAGTGCCTTCATTTGCGCCACCCCTGGGATTTATAGCATCTGCTACAGCTCCTATCGGTGACTGGTTACTTTGGTTTGGTGCTGAACCTTGTGCTGGGCCTTCTGTATCAGCGGGTGTAAGACTAGTTTGGTTCTGTGCAGGTGTCTGTGGTGTAACTGGTAGGTCAAGAGACTCCATTAGTCTAGTTATCAATATGCTGATTATTGGGTCTGTCCTTACCTGTGGAGGAATTTGTGCTATAACCCCTATAGCCTCTTCTGTCTTTCGTAGACTAACTTCCTTATTAATAGGATCTGTCTGTCCCACGTCTACTCTGACATCTAGAATTGCTCCACCAGTTGCTAGTAGGTCTGGGTCTAGTGTGGCCTCCTGCGCTTCTGGTCCTACTATTTCAATCCTTCTTTCCTTGTCAATCTTTTGCTCGTTCAGTGATATAAGCATTTCTCCCATTGGCTTGATTACACTTTCAACTAGCTTATGGAATTTGAGACCTACTCTAGAATTTGCAGCTTGTGCAAGAATAGTTGCAGCAGTAGCAGTTTCAGAACCTGCATTGGTACCCAAGCCCTTGAAGTTATCATTAGCCCCTGATACCTCCTGTAGAAGAATCCTTATTGCATCTTCTTCTCTGTAGCCTGGTGCAAACTGCCCACCAGGGTATAGTGCCTTAATATCTCGGTCAATGTCTCCAGCCCAGATAATCTTCTGTGGACCCCACTGTACAGCCTTTTGAGTTATTGGAGAGCCTAACCTTGCTACAAAAGTTGGGAATACTCCTCTCTTTGCAGCTTCTAGTCTAAGGTTATGTATCTCATTAAGCTCCATTGTCAAAGCATCTAGAATTTGAGGCTCACCCATTGCTTGCAGCTTGAAGGGAAGGGGATTATCCTTTGCTAGGAGGAATGGAATTCTCTGGTGCCAGTATGGGTTAGGGCCTTGGAACAGAAACATTTCTGGTTCTAGAACTACTATAGCTCTACGAGTTGGCTCCCAATACTCAAGAACGTCAAACTCCCACATTCTCGCCTTATCTCTATAACCCCCGTCAAACACACTAGTCCCAGCTAATGCCTCCCTGTTTCTTTCAACTTTCTCCGCCTGTGCATCTAGCTCTGACTTTCTTTGCTTTCTGAGCTTATTTACTGTCTCTTGTCTTCCAGGTACTTGTAGATCTTGTAGTAACTGATCTATCTCATGTAGCTGTAACTTACTGCGGTGTATGAGCCAACCCATGTCTGTCATATCTACAGCAGTAGGATCAGGGTATATATCTTCTGGAGGGACTAGATCTAGAAATGGGTCATCCTTGACTACTACTTCTCTAGTACCTGTTCCTCCTCCTGGAATTCTAAACTTCCTGGTTTGCCTTACCGTTTCCCAACCAAGCTTCATCCAGCCATAGCCATACACTAAAACTCCTCTGCAGAAATCTTCTAGTTTCAGTGGCATCTTTAGCAGTTCCCACTGGTAGTCTATTAACTGTTTATGAGTCTGTGCTTTAGCAGTATCTTCTGGGTTTCTTGCTACAATTGCTATAGCAGGTCTCTGTGTTACTATCCTGGGAAGGAAAGCTTCTACTGTACTAAAGATAACTGGAATAGACAGGGACGTTGCATAGGGCCAGTCCTTAACTGGAGCTTGGCTTGTGTACAGTGCATCCCACCTTTGCCACATATCTTCCTGTGGCTGTCTCCAATCTCTACTAGCTTTGAACCTGTCTATAACTATAGACAGCATATCCTTGTCAGTAGCCGTAATCCTTGGGTCAGGATCTACACTCTTGCTTGAAACATTTGTAGCCATAATCTTATTAGATTCCTACAGTAGACCTTCCCTCAAAGCCTATTTGTCTAGTATCCCAAGGATTTCCAGACATACTAATTTGTTCAGAAGTAGTCTCATCATCCTGGAACTGTCTCTGTTGCTCAGCAATAGCATGAGATGGTATGTATATAGGCTTTGAAGCTAGAAGGTATCGCAAGGCATCTGGCAAATGGTCTTTATACTTTCTTGGTTTGTCTGGAGCATTCTTGTCATGATAGCTTCTATTGCTGTCCCACTGATATTGATTGAGATACCTTATTAGTTTTGGACATTTAGTCGCATGTATGTATACCTTAGGTAATTCACTACTATGCTCAAGTGTAGCTCGCAAGTACTCTGATACTACCTGATACCCATATTGTACATTGTTAAGAGCATCCTGTGTATAAATACCATAGTACTCATACAAATCCTTTGTAGACCGACCAGTTTCATCATTTCTAGAATTAGCCTTTGGGTCAATAACAGTAGTGCAGATTGGATAAGATGTCTTAGCATTAATGGCTAGAGCATGATCTCTAACAAGTGTGCTCCTTGCTTCATACTCATCATAGACCCAGACATCATTCTTAGTATCTACTGCAGCCCAGATACATGCTGTTGGGTTATTACTACCAGGATCTATAGCCCTGTAGTGTGTCCACCCAGGCTGTATCAAAAGCATATCATCATTGTACAGATGAGCTGGACTCTCTCTAGTCCAAAGTCTGTCTTTAAAGTCTGGGTAAATAACACCCCTCTTTGCAACGAACTGTGCTTTATATTCCTGTAAGAAGATCAGGTGTGGAGTTCTACGCTTCTTGTCTTCTATCCACTGCCTGTCTAGGTAGGGATTGTCTGCAGACTCTATCTGGCTAGATCTCCAACCCTGTTTGTAACCTTCCCCTTCTGGATCTCTACCCTCTTCCCAAAGATCGTATATCCAGTCATACCCTTCTGGAGTAGTAATGAAAAGTGCTCTGCCTTTTCTGTCAAGTAATGTTGGTTCTAAGTACTCATCCCAGATATCAGATGGTGCTTCTGCAGCCTCGTCAAAGATTAGTAAGTCTAAACCTTCTCCTAGTAATCCCTTTGGCTTTTCTGCTGACTTACCTTCTATCCATGAGCCCCATTTCATCTCAATGTATCTAGAATCTCTGGAATTACTACACTTTACTACAGAACCTGGTCCATAAATTTCATCGTCTACTACTGCTTTCCAGATCAGCCTGAATACCTTGTGTGTCAAGTTATGCGTAGGAGCTACAATCCATGTCCTGGTATTGGGAATACCTAACATGATTAGCCCTTCACCGGCTGCTGCCTGTGTCTTGCCCCCTCTTCGCCCCCAAACTGCTACATGATTCTGCCAATACTCAAAATGTATCTTTGCCTGTCCTGGGTGTGGTGTGTAGCACTCCCCATTTTCTAAGATCCACTGTGAGAATAGTGCTTTCTTAATCTGTGTAAGAAGCTCAGGTTTAGTGTATAGATCCTGTAACCTCAGCCTCTTCATTACTTTCTTTCTTCTTGTCTAGGATGTTTTCTAAAGCCTCTTCAATTGGAGACTTTGTAGCAGTCTGGAATGTAATCTTGCTACCCTGATCCTCAACATTTAGTAGCTTTAGGTAGTTTCTATACTCTGCAGATACTCCCATGTACTCTTCATCTGTTGGATCCAGTGGAGCCAATGTATCTCTTAGTTTAGAAGCTTCCACAGCTATAGCCTTCATCCTACTAGTCTGCTCAACTAAAGGCATATTGCGCCAAGTCTTGCGTAACTTCTGGTGTTCTTCCTCTACAAGCTCCTGACCAGACATACTTTCAAAGAAATAGCCTATGGTCTGTGTTGTGGCAGAGATACCAAAGTCTTCCAGAATCATGTCTTTAATTCTAGAATAGGTAGCTCCAGAGAGCCTAGCCTGGCAAACCAGTCTCTTTTGGTCTGTTGTTAACTTTGTGAGGTATGTTCCAAATTTACTAGCCATTACCAGACTTTCCCTATGCTAAGCTACCAAATCTTAGTGAGTATTGCACACTTTAGATAGTTTGTCAAGTCCTTACCACAAGTTCTTGTGGGTGCATTGTCCTGGTGTGGACCTATAAATGGGTGTATATGACAGTAACAGAACAGGTATTGTTTTAGAATAGTCTTAATAAGATCTGTTATGACCCAATAGCAAGGTCTTGCATGTCTGGCAATGCCTTTGTTCGGGGGGTTATGACAGGATAATGCATTAGCATAGTGCCAGGACATGTACATGTCCAGTACTGCTTGACAGGACCTGTCAGGTGTTATAGCACATTTTGTAATAGTTGTCAAGTCTATGGCCCCTAACTAAAGGGGGAGGTCTGTAATAGCTTAGTAGAGGCCCTGCAGTCTAGTTTTAGTTCTAAAAATTCTAAAATAATGAGGGGGAAAACGCCTAGAATAATAACTGTATTCTATAAATTCTTAGAAATAGGGGCAATTAAAGGGCAATTAAAGGGGGTAATAACTGCCTATGACAATACTTTACCAAAATGTTAGTAATAAGTCCAATAATACCAAGTATTTAGAGTTCTAAAAATTCTAAAGAATTACTAACATTTGCAGGTATTGTTTAAAATTCTAAAGTAGTTATTACTTACTAAAAATTTATAGAACTACTGAGTATTTGGTTTGACAGTATTATCTTACTTTTAGGATTTACTTGGTAAAGCCAAACTGGTGCTAAAACTTGAGTGGGTATGCATGTGCTATCTATAAACTGGGAGGAGAAGAAGGCCGTGCTGGGTCCCACGACAGGGGGCTACCCCCCGGCATGCTCTGTCAGGAACAGCATTGCAACCCCCTGCCTCTGCCTAAAACATGCCACAGGGCAGCACAGTCCACCTTTGCCAGGGAGGCAAAGCTTGACAGTGCTCAGGAACACCCGACGTGCTTGGACTTGCAAATAGCCGGGACATTGTGTGTGGATATGTACCTTAGCAGAACCAGGTAATACTCTCAGTGCCCACGAGACACGTCCAAGCACTTGAACTGCTAACATTTCACCCTAGCCAAGGAGTACCTGTAACATCAAGCGGACAGGCGAAGCGCCTGACAGCACAGTCCCATAGGGACAGGTGAAGCACCTGACAGTATTGTGTCAGCACCCCGACTCTCTCACAGCCTAAAGTAGCTGTAAAGGGCAAGCTGTAAAACAACTCAAAACAAAGTGCTCAAACTAGCCTCTAGGGCATTGGTCCCAGGTTGAGCCAATGCCCTGTCCAAGGACTAAACCGTGCTACTGCACTTTCTTTTGACTTCTTTTCCAGCCAACTTCAGCTATATCTGTCATGCTACGCATGACTAAACTGCTGGAAAGTCTGTCCCTTGACAGCTACTAAAAAAGG